AATAGCAAAGGATTTACCACTTCAAGACGTTACATTGATTAGCCATTTTGGAGTGCTTCCTGCAAAGGTTGAGTTGGTAACATACAACCCACACTGGTGCTGTGCTGGTGTGCTTAATTGTACAAGCTGCAATTTTGAAAGACATTTCGATGTGCGTTTAATCACATCAAAACCCACTAAGGTAGGTTTCCACCAGGAGTCATTGGCTCGTCCAATTACACACCGGTGGGGACTGAGAATCACGAGGTGTGTGGGTAAGGTGGCATCGTGGAGGTAGAGGCAAACAGAGAAGTTTGTTATATCGAAACGGTGTCATCGTTCTTCTTTATTTCATATCGCCGGAATGGAACATAGAGAACCAGGTATCGGTCCTGCAATAAAACGGAAACAATGCTCGCTTTCTCATTGTGCGGATGCCCTTGACAAAGGTATCAGTGCGAGTTCTTGTCATGTGACTCCTGTTAGTAGAACTATCAGGAATGTGGTGAAACAGATCAAGCTCGACAATGTAATTGTCGATGTATCAGTTGTTGAAGCAATTAGAGTATGGAGATACTCCGGTGCTATAGCTAACACCGTAGCTTACAACTTTGAGTTGGAGGATAAAGGTCTGTTTCGGCTTGGGAGGATGGACAGAATGATGGCTGAAGATAAGAACGTTCGGCCACCGATTTCTGCCGTGAGAGTTGGTGGGGCCTATGCCGTCCTGGATGGGAGACATAGGTTGGCGCGAGCCCATTTGTTAGGGGAGAAGGTTATCGACGCTGTAGTCAAGAATACTGGTCGTGAAGACTATGTGATAGCAGGTGGCGAAGAGAATCCTGGACCTGAACAAATTGAGGCGGGTTTGACCGAACCGATGGTCAAGGTGAAGACTGTAACGAAGTCTAAGATTCCTGTATATGTCGGTCAAAAACACGCGCAGGGGTACAAGCAGTCCTTTGTACCTAAAGATAAAACTAGCGATAATGTTAATAAAGATCATATTAATATTAGCGCTCCTAGCGTTGATAATAACGGTAACGTTTCTGTACGTAATACCGGCGGTAAGAGAAATAATCGAGCTAGGAAGAATGATAAG